CAGCCCGCGCAGCAGCCCGCGCAGCCCCCGCAGCAGCCCCCGCAGCAGCCCACGCAGCCCCCGCAGCATCCCCATCAGCCCACGCAGCAGCCCGCGCAGCCTCCGCAGCAGCCCCCGCAGCATCCAACTCATCCTTGCTTATCTCGCCCCTAACATACGCTCTTGCTGCCTCGATAGCTTGACGTGGCTTTTTGTAATCTGGATATTTAGCTTCATAAAAGTGCAGCACACGCTCCGCCACATCTGCCAGCAGCAACCGAACTTCGTTATCGTACTCTTTTGGCAATGCTCTCAAGCACCAGTACGCATCGGCCACGCCATTGCTCTCAGTTATCTGGCTAAAGCGGATAGGCGTATCGTCGCCATAATCTTTGCCTAGAAACTTAACCAGTTTCTGATAGCCATCGGTCGAGCCATGCTCTAACCCGCATGGCCTGTGCTGGCGGATAGCTTTAAGTGTTGTGGTTATTGGTTGCATCACTTGCCTCCTAATGCTTGGTGAAAAGTCACAGGAACCTGATACTGTGCCACGTTGTCCATAAAACGCTGGTGCTTTTCAGCGTCTTTCAGGATCAGCGCACGGCAATTCTCAGGCGTGTGAATCAAAGTCAATGCCGCAGCCGTCATGCCACTGGCAATGCCAAGAGTGATAATTGCAAGCCTAATACGGTTAAGCATGGGGAGCCTCCGCCTTAGCATTGTTAAAAACTTGCATGAAATGTTTCTGAACGTATTGCGGCAATGCTGCCCACGCTTCTGGTGAAATGTTGTCAATCAGCAGCTCAAGTGCTTCAAGTAGTGGCTTGTGATTGTTGCAAGCGCGGACGATGAATTCGGCGTTGGCACTTGCTAATTGAAAAGAATCAGCGTCAACATGCGCCACTTCCGTATCGCCAGATACAATAACAAGCGGGCCAACTAATCGGCTTTCTATAGTCCAAGGTGTAGGTGTGTGAGTCATAAAATCCCTCTCGGTTATATGAACGCATGATTGCGTTGCATGGGTGGTTTGTAGCACGAGCTAAGGGTAGCGTCAAGCGAAATTATTTTCTTACAACTTTTTCGCTGCCACACTCAATGCAGTGGCCATTTATTTCTACCAAAACCGGAATCTGGCTTTCGTCATTCCACATCACAGGCCAGTCACGACGGCACTCTAAACAGAGCAGCCATTCGCCATCAATGATCCGTGGATTTGTTTTAGGTGCTGGCATTTAAGGTTTTCACCCATTCAGCAATTTCTTTTTTCGCTTCGCTTAGTCCCTTGGCAACTGCGTAATGCGTGTTGCTGGCTTGAAGTTTTGGCAGGTAAATATCCTTATGCCATTTTTCCTGTGACGGGCGCAAAATGCTGTTTCGTGATTGCGTTTTCAGCTCAAGAAAAAACACATGCAGGATTGCATCCTTGCGTGCAAAAATCAGCAAGTCGGTGATTCCAACCATCAAGCCCATCTCTACTGAGTGCCTGCTGTTTTCGTTTAGTGTCGCTTGCAGATTGTAGTCAGCATAAGTCTTATAAAACCAATCCACAAGCGCGCGCTGGATTGATGCTTCAATACGGCTAGTCATGTGTTGCCCCTTAATTGTTTATGATGCTGCACATGGTGTTTTTTACAAAGCCACCTGACCTCAAGCGGTTTAATGTAATCGTTGTGATGCGCTTCTACCTTTTTCTTTCCACAAACTTCACAGGGTTTTCTTATTAAAATTCCTCGCCTAATGGCGTTGCCAGTTAATATATGCGCGGCTCTTTTTTCTTTATTATTTTCTTGCCATTTTTTCTTATACGCCGCATTTCTTTTTTGCAGTTTTGGATCGTTCTTGCATTTTTCGTAATATAATTTTCTTGCAGCAACTCTCTCTGGCCTTGAATCTCTTTCCCTATCTTTCTTTTTTATTTTATCATTATTTTTGCAATAATAATTTTTTGTGTATGCAATTACACATTCCTTACATTTATTTAAATGGCCATCTTTCATTTTAGGATGGCGGTGGAATAAATTAAGTTTTTTCTTTTTATTGCATTTAAAACATGTTTTCATATATCCCATATTAATAAGGAATTTCATCAAAGTCAAGATACTCCTCTATTGTGGTTTCCGGCGTTGGCCAGTGGTAATTGATAATGCGCGGCCATTCCTCGCGGTGATCAACGGTGATGCGCGCTGGCCTCCAAAGCTTTTCCGCGTGCCATAGCAAGTCATCCTCAGTCAATTCTTTGGGGTCTTGTATCGGCACGCCACGCTCGGTAAAAAACTTTTTCACTTTGTCGCGCAAAAAACCTTGCTCATGGTATGGCAATAGAAAATCCGCAATAGTGCCATACTTCCCGTAGCCGCAATAGTAGCTCACCACAATCATGCGGCTGCCCTTCTTGCTGGTCTTAAATTTGTAATCCACATCCGTCACGTCATAGTCGCAGATGTCGCCGCTTAATTTATATTCGCCCATATCCGCGTCATATTCATGCACCACTTTTGGAGCTTCAATCTCTGGAAATATATAGCCGCAATCTGGGCATTGCTTTGCCGTTGGTTTGGTAAATTCTTCACAGCCAGGGCATATCTTGCCCTTATTCTGTTTTGATTCCTTTCGCGCCTTCTCGCGGTATGGCTCGCCTAATCCGCCATGCTCGGCAAGGTTGCCAGCCATGTCAATCAGCAAGCAGTTAGTTTTGCCTTCCGCCTTACGCACACCGCGCCCCAGCATCTGCTCCCATAGCGCCTTGCTTTTTGTTGGGCGCAAGCAGAAAATCGCATCCACATTCGGCGCATCAAAACCAACCAGAAATATCTCGCAGTTAATCAAATACCGCACGTTGCCATATTCATGCTTAAACTGCGCCACTGCTTCGGTGCGCTCTGCATCGCCGGACTTGCCGCTAACCATGACCGATTCAATGCCATTTAGTTTTAGCGCATCGCGCAGCAATTCGCCATGCCGAACGCTCACCGTAAAAATCAGGCAACTATGACGGTCATGTCCATAACCGATGATTGCTTTTATCGCCGCTTCAATCAGTGCCGGATCCTCCATCACTTCGGCAAGCTGGCTTTCCACATAATCGCCCAGGCGCACTTCTACATTTTCCAGATTAGGCACAAAGTTTGCGAGCAACTTGTTGCTGATAGGCGCAAGGTAGCCCATATCAAGAAGCGCCGGATAATTGATTTCGTAAATCACTTCACCCCAGCCAAGTTTTCCGCCTTTGAGTCGGTACGGCGTAGCAGTAAATCCGCACACCTTAGCGGCTGGATGGTTTTTGATAAGCTGCCAGTACATCCCGTCATCGGTATTGTTGGACAAGAACTGGCATTCATCGACTAGAATATATTTCCAGTCACTTACCACGTCATAAACTGAATGAATCCCCGCAACCGTAATTGGCTTGCTTATGTCTTTCTCGCCAAGGCTCGCAGAATAAAAACCCACGTTGCTGGTTATTTTCTCGCCCGTTTGCTGCAACAATTCCTTGCGGTGCGCGATAATCAACACGCGCGCGCTTTTTGCGTAGTAATCCGCAAGGCTGGCGATAATATGCGACTTCCCGCCACCCGTTGCTACCACAACAATAGCAGGAGTGTCGTGATAATTAAACCACGACACCACTGCATTGCAGGCGTCTTTCTGATATTGTCTAAGCATTAAAACGGCAAATCCACTTTATCTGCTGGCAGATACTTTTTGATTTCAGTGCGGTCTGCATCGTTTTTCTGCACACCTATCAAAACTCGCAGCACGCGCCCTTTAAGGGGGCTTGTGGCGCTCACCGCACGACCAGTAGCATCGGCAATGCGCTTGATGTTTTGCATAGCGATGTTTTTGGTTAATGGGTTTTCATGCTTGGTAAGATACCACACCTTGCCACGTTTGCCCTTGTGCTCGCCTTCGACAATCTCAAACTCAGCAACAATGCCGCGATCTTTTGAGTCTGGCTCTTCACCGATAATCATGACTTTATGCTCGCCAAGTGGCAATCCCTGAGCGTCATACTTCACTTCATCAGTTGAGGTAAATCCGTAATAGTCGTTTGTCATCGTGTAATCTCCTTGATTAAATGGTCATAAGATAGCGGGATTTCCTTATTAAGTAACATGCGCCCCCCTCCCGTGTAAGCGGCGCTGCCACCGGCCAGAAACACTGGACGCGGTTCCGAAGTTTTACCGTCTTTCGTGACTGCAAAACTATAATCAGCAAAAAGAACAAGGTCTGCCCATTCTGTAATTTTTGCGCTTATGGATTTAGATAATTTTAAATCATATTTACTGTAAGGGTCTTTATTAGGAAGCTCTATCTCTTTAATAAAAGAGTGAGCAATCAATAATGACGGTATGGTTTTCTTTTTATAGATTGCATCAAGAGCACGAAAAATCCTTAATGTGTTATCAGCAATCATTACATATCCGTTTCCATGAGCATAAGCTGGATGTTTTTTATTTGTGATAGGTTCTCCTATTTCTTTTTCAATTTTTTCTCGCGAAAGCGCTTCTATCCAATCAATCGAATCAATGACAATTCTGCCGCAAGTAAAATTATCATTATTGTAAATGTGCATAAGCCATCCCAGCACTTCATCAAACGAATGCAGCGCAGGCGTTGAGCGCACTTCCTTGCCAAGGTATTGAAGGCCATCCTCGACGTTGATAAAAAACGCATCAGGAAACTGTGCAGCGAATCGGCTTTTGCCGATTTTTGGCACGCCGTAAACTACAATCTTGCTCGGCAATTCTTTCGACGTGCCAGTCTTTATTTCATTAAATTCCACGTTTATCTCCTACCAGTTGAATGTAAGTGTTTTCTTTCATCGTGTACCAATTAGCCTGCGGCTTCTCGATTGCGATTTTCCGCTTGTCAGGCTCACGCTTAATGCGTGCATATTCATCAGGAAACTCGCCCTGAACATCCACCACTTGCGTTTTCTTGATGCGGAAGTTTTCGGTTTCAATGCAGCCATTCCCAATCATGTAGTCAATCGCGGCCTGCTCACATGCTTCCATGTAAGATTTTGCAGAATTATATTTCATTTGTAAAATACACATCTGCGTCTTTATGTCGCGGAAGTTTTCCCTCGCGGATAAAACTTTATCGACTAGGAATTTTTCTTCGTCGTCATTGTCATTTGTCATGGTCATAGTCCTTGGTTAGTGGTTAGTAATAGTTTGTCTTGACAATAGGCACAATAAAGCATTAATCTGTGCCTGTCAAATTTTTTTATGAGGTGATTATGAAAAACGAAAAACGGCTGGTTACTTATGTCACTGGCGACGTGGTGACGTGGGTAAAGAGGGAGGCTAAAAAGCTGGGAATGACGGAAAGCACATTTATACGCTTTTTGATTCTTCAGTTCAAGAAAAATGGGGTGTAGTGTGTCATCACTTGAAAACGCATTGCTCTCGGCTGGCCTTAATTTTAGCGCATTGGTTATGGACGGCCAGTTACACCGTTGCCCGACGGTTGCAAAACCGCGAAAAGAAAATGGCTGGTATGTAATTTATGAAGGCGGCCTTGCCGCGTCATATGGCAACTGGGAGGATGATTCCTCGCATTTCTGGCGCGGTGAAAATGTTGACGCTGACACATATAAACGCATCCGCGAAAAAGCAGACGCACTGAAAGCCCAGCGCGAAGCGGAGCAGATTGCGCTTGCTGACACTGCCCTTGAATTTTATGAGTCATGCGCCCGCGAAGGTTACAGCGATTATCTGCGCGCAAAGGGCGTGAAAGCTCATGGATTGCGGTTTGATGGCTCTACCCTTGTGATGCCGCTTCAGGACTCCACGGGCAAAGTTTGGAGTTACCAGAAAATTTATGGCAATGGTGACAAGTATTTTTTGCAAGGCGCGCGCGTGCGCGGGTGTTATTACATTATCGGCACGCCCATTGATACGGTGATTGTATGCGAAGGCTTTGCCACCGGCGCGACAATTTACGAAGAAACCGGCATCCCTGTTATTGTGGCTCTTAACGCTGGTAACTTAAAGGCAGTTTGCGATTCGCTGCCCTTTAAGAATATATCTGTTGCAGCCGATAATGACGCAAACGGTGTAGGCGAAAAAGCCGCGAAAGATTCTGGATATAGTTACGTTGCGCCTTCCTCTGTAGGTGACTTTAACGACATCCCGCGCGAGTCGGTGCGGGGTTATTTTGTCAAGGAAAAGAAAGCAGACGAGAATAGCATTGTGGTTCATGGACTAGTCGGTGAGATAGCTGACTGGATCACCGCAACTGCAATCAGGCCGCAGCCGCTTTTGTCACTTGCCGCCGCTTTATCCTTTGTTGGCATGATTAAAGGCCACCGCGTGCGTGGAAAAACTGATTTACGCACTAACTTGATGATTCTGGCTATGGCTCCCACAGGCGGGGGGAAAGAACACCCGCAAAACGCTATAAAACGGCTTGTGAAGGCGTGCGGCCTGCAAAAACACCTTATGGGCGAGCCTGTCAGTGGCGCTGGATTCCTTCATGCGCTACAAAAATCAGGCAACGTCGGTTATATGGTAATGGATGAGGTGGGGCGATATATCGGCAACCTTAGCAGCGCCGGTGCAGGCGTACATCAACGTGAAATACTCGATTACATAATCAAGACTTTCAGTTCGGCTAACTCGATTCTTATGGGCAGGGAAAAAGCTGCCGGCGCCAAAGAGCCGCGCATCGACATTGAAAACCCGCATTTTTGCTGCTACGGTTCGACGGTGTATGAAAAATTCCGCGACGCGTGCGGCTCTGGCGAGATTGTGGACGGGTTTCTTAATCGCTGGATTGTTCTTGAATCGAAGGAACGGCCAGATCGGCAGAAAAAG